GTGACATCGCAAGCGCCGCCGTTGTCGCCGGGGTTACCGCTCGCAAGGGTAATGGCCGACCACTCCTCAGCCGAAGTCGGCTCGATGCTGGTCGTGTTGTACGAGGTCTGGGTCAAGCCAGTACCTTGAGGATACTCTCCGCGCTCAATCATATTGAGCCACATCGAGCGATACGAGGCGCGTTTATAGACGTCCTGCGCGAGCGACTCAGTCGCTACGGCGAAGGCGTTGAAGACATTAGGACAAGCCATATTGAAAAAAATTAAACCGACGTTATCTGCATTTGGTAGGCCATTCTATCCATCCATCAAACGATGGCGGACCGGACCTACGCGCTGACCGATGCGGAGCGTCATTGCCGCTTAGACAGTTTTGCGATGGCTGACCAAGCCTTCGCCTTGCTTAGGGTCGATAAGCCGGATGGATACATTTTATGTATCGCGAGTCAATCAGAATAAGTCTTGCTCGGGAATACTATCAGTCAGTTCACTCTGATCCGCCATGTACGTTTTGAATCCCTTGATGATCGTTCCAATCCTATGCGGCTGGATGATATGTTCCTTCGCGATGAATCCCCTGAACGTATACGGACCGGGGAATTGACCCGTCATCAGCGCGTAGAAATCCACGCCATCGGTCTTGGAACCCTTTCGCGCATCGACCAGTAGCTTGCCAGTCTCGTATTTCGTCGTCTTCACATCGATGCGAATGCCCGGTGGAATGGGCGGGATAATCGCGTCGTAGAGCGGGTGCGGAGGCTCGCGATCCGTGTCGATGTCGGGGTAGACATTAAATAGCTTACAGAAAGCTATCTCGCCGCATACGCCCTCCAGATCCACCGTCGCAGGGTCATCCGCGCTTATCTTCAAGTTCGTCACGTTGAAATGACGATTATTGCCGGAACGATTCTTGGCTACGAAGTGGGCCAACTTCCTCTCAGCTTGATTGAGAGAAATAACTTGACCAATTTTAATTTTACTTAACATGGTCAAAAAGACGGAAAATTTTTGAGGGGGGTATCGTAAACGAAGCCCCCCCGCAAAGGGGGTGCCAGGTCTTACGTCAATAATCGTGCCATTCTGTGGAAAAACAATCCTTTTGTCCTTAGGACATAGAATGTCCGCCTATAGTCTGATAATATGCATTATCAGACCGTAGCGCCGGCGCTGTCTCCGTGGACTACAACCTCCGCGAACCGATCCGGCATGCTGCCCAATAGGTTAATCGAGACGCTGGTCGCTTCTCCGGCTTCCGACCAGCCGAACACAAGCGCAGAGCGTTTGGCTACGCTCCCAAGTATTTGCTCCCGTGTTGATTCGTCACGAATACCGTCCAACGAATAGGAATCGATTCGTTCCAACGTGCTGGCCGCATCAGCGGCGAGCTTAGAACGCACTAAAGCCGATAGACTTTCTAGGGATTGGGTTTCTTTAGTAGAAACTATGTCACGCATTCCCTTCCTGAACTTCGTCCAATCATCCCGTGAAGCCTTGGATTGCAGAGTTGACTGAACTATTCCCGTTTCGTTTGAAATTGCTTTCCATGACTTCCCTGCCAAGTAAAGCGACTTCGCCTTTTCCCATTGCTTCCCTTTCATGCCAAGTACCTTGCAAGCCTAGGTACTCTTTCGCAAGGCGAGTTTTCCCCCTTCATTTCCCCTTCCCCAGTCGCTTTCCTAGAATTTATTTCCCCCCGTTTTCCCCAATGAATCCGCCCCTTTCGCCCCGCTTTAAAAATTAATTTGTTTTTTTCTTTGACTCTTTCCGCCCCGTCACCTAGTCTGAACCCATGAAAGAAAAGCAAGCCGTTCGGCAAGTCCTGATTCAAGCGGAAAGCGCAGCAAAGTCCGGTGACTTGAAGCAAGTCGAGAAGCTCTTAAAGCAAGCTCACTCGATTCGTTCCAAAGCTGGTCTGCCTAAGCTCACCGATATCGGCCTGTCGTTCGAATACTTTTGAACCCATGAAACGCATCACCCTAAAACGAATCATCATTGCAGCTGCAATCATCGCCTTGGTCATCTTCCAAGCATATCTAGAAACGACACTCGGTTTCACACCAAACCATTGAACCAATGAAAAACCTCCTATCCATCGACACCAACGCCAAAACCGTCAAAGGACAGTCTAAAGGCTACCGCACCGGAATCCTATACCTTGCGCCTGCTTCCGTTTCCAACGTCATCAATGTCTGTCTTTTCGCGTCGCCAGCATGCCGAACCGCTTGTCTTTACTCTGCCGGCCGTGGCGCATTTACTAGCGTCCAAAAGGCGCGAATCGCCAAGACGAAACTTTTCGTTTCCGACAAGCACGCTTTCGTTGAAAACTTAAAACTTAACGTATCAAAACTTGTAAGCAATTGCCTTAAAACCAAAGCAATACCAACGGTGCGTTTAAACGGTACTTCCGACATTAATTGGGAGCGATACTCAGTCATCCAAGCGTTTAATAAAGTACAGTTTTACGATTATACTAAAAATTATTTCAGAATGAATCTCTTCCTAGATGGAAAACTCCCGTCCAATTATTCCCTCACATTTTCGCGCTCCGAAACGAACGAAAACGACTGCATCTCAATTCTCAAACGTGGCGGTAATGTGGCGGTCGTTTTCCGCAGCAAAGTGCTGCCGACACATTGGCAAGGTTTTCCGGTCATTAATGGCGACGAAAACGACCTGCGGTTCCTTGACCCCAAGGGTGTAGTCGTCGGCCTTACCGCCAAGGGCAAAGCAAAATCAGACACAAGCGGTTTTGTTGTCGGTTGAACGCGAAGAGCCACGCGTTGGCTCTTCCTTTCACTCTACAGCATCCAATCCAAAGCACCCAAACCAAAGCACCCAATGATCAACCGATACTCAGGCCAATGCATCCAATGTCACGAATACGTGCCTTCAGGCCTAGGAACCGTCTCTAAACGCGGCCGCGCTTGGCGCATAGACTGCAATGCGTGCACCGGACGCGTGCCGGAAAACTCCGACCTAGTCTGCGTCAAACTATCTTCAGGATGGACAGGCACGCGCAATGCACGCGGTCGCTGTGAAGACGCACCATGCTGCGGCTGCTGTACTTTCTAAACCCTAAACCCTAAACCCTAAACCCAACGAATAAAACACCATGCAATCTATACAAACCAAATTCCTGTCAGCTACCGATTCAAAAGGTTCCCGCATCAAAGCAAAGTGCGCTCGCGGTTCAATCACCATTCCACTGGACTACGGTTTAAGCGGTGAAGCGGTTCACCGCGCGGCAGTTCTCGCGCTTGTGACTCGTTTTCTTGACGAAGACGAATCGAAAGGCACGCCCCGCGAGACTAACTTTTGGAACCGCGCTTTCGTAAGCGGCTCGCTCCCTGACGGTTCAATGGCGCATATCTTCACCGCTTAATCTATCCCCGCGCATCCATGAAATATTACGTCATGAAAACAAGTCTCGCGAGCGGCTCAAAACCGCTATTGGACCACTGGTCAAAAACCGAATCGGACGCCGTCGCCTATGCGCGCCAGCAACTGGACCTGTGGCGCGAAGTAGGCGTTACCAATCCTCCGCGCTATGAGGTTCACTATTCCGGCCTTCGCGGCTCCGCCCTCTGGTCAAGTCTCGACTAAATGACCCACCCTCCGCGCATCATGCCGAAAAGCGTGCTGCGACAGGGTAGGCTATAAGTCCTTCCTCAAACCAAATCCGAATCATGAATCCAAAGCTAATCCCCATCCTTGAACGCATCATTGCTCGCGACACGATCCTGCAATCATTCCACGCGGACAACCTCCCGCAGTCCGCGCTTGCCTATGTGCGCCAGCATTACCTCAATGACAATTTCCTTTGGCTCACGCCTGACGAGCAAGACTTAATCGAGGAACTCCCGCCATTCGCGGACAACCTATCCGAATCCATTCGCCCCGGCGGCGGTATCGGCAATCCCGATTCGTCCGTTTATCACCTTTTCGACGACGGCTCCCTGTGGCTCAAAACCAACGCGTACAGCAGCATATGGGCGGACGCTACAGACTATGCCGTCGAAATCCTGCTCCCGCGCATGGAATTATCCCGCATGGACGCGCAATTGCTCCGCGCTATCGAAATGGAAGATGCGGTCGAATCCGTTCGCGACGACTTTTATTCATCCTTCGCGCAAATCCTGAACCGTGATTGCGGCATCCCCCATTGCGACGCGCGCGAACATTGGAACGCCTATTCGCGCCAGCTATCGGATTCCGCGTGCGAGGCTGTCGTCCTTGGCGGTTCCGAATCAGGCCGCGCCGAAGGTCTTCGTTTCGCGTCTGAATACACCGTCACCAACGCATGAAAACCAAACAGCCAACCTATCGCGAACTTTACCTGAGCGCCTATGCTGCCCACGCACGCGAGGAAGGCAAATATCAGCGCCTTCTTTTCCTGACGCGCAAGATTGCGAAAGCAATTCCTGTAGGCCACAAAGTATTGAAAGATTGGAAAGACTACGAACGACAGATTGAACCTCAAAACAAAGAATAAAATTATGCCAAGACATTACCTTAAATATCCAAGCGACGGACCTTGGAAGCGGACATTGGGCTTGTACACCGGATGGGAAATCATGGATTCCAATGGACATATCATCGTGCAAGTAATCGACAATACCCACGGCAAGCCAAACGCCATTCTGATTGAATCCGCCCCCGATCTTCTCTCCGCCCTCGAACGTCTCGCGCATCCGATGGCCGACGACGAGGATCTAGACTTTGCTCGCGCCATCATCAGGAAGGCGAAAGGACAACCGTGAAAGTTTACTGGACGGCATTTTACGGTCGAAGCGAGTACACGTTCCAAGGTCGAAACGCCAAGCGCGACGCGCATCGACTGGTCAAACGATTCGGCGGTCGTGTGGTTCGTACGGTTATGCGAGACAATCCGCAATCGACCGGCTAAAACATCCCCCGCGCATCAAATCGCATAAAAATCACGCATCCGCGCATCAAATCATGCATCCATTGCTTCTTTCGGCCCTGATTCAAATCGAATCCCACGGAAACGATCATGCCCGTGGCAAACACGGCGAACTTGGCGCGCTCCAGATCAAGCCGATTCTTGTACGCGATGTGAATCGCATCATGGGGACGCATTACGCGCACGCTCAGGTAACAAATCGCGCCGTCGCGACGTTCATCGCCAACGCATACCTAAGCCATTACGGCAAACATCTCTCCGACGAATCGCTCGCAAGGATCTGGCAAGGTGGGCCAAAAGCCCTCAAGCGGTCCTCTTCCCGCGCCTACGGTCGTC